GCAACAGCTGCCTTCTGGGCGGATTCGTTTGCGCGTCTTTCCGCTTCTGCACGGGCTAGACGCTCTTGTTCAAGCTGAAACTTGAGCTCTTTGATGCCATCTTCTGGGAAAACAACATTTTTCTGATCTTTTTCAGCTTTTACGACTTGAATATCAGGCTCCGAATTATGTTTCGGAGCGTCATCAAGGATAATGTCCTTGTCTTCGGTTATATCGTTCATGATTTCACCTTTTACCAAACATTGTCAGGGTGTTGGATACGGCCACGGACGCTTGTATCGTCCAAAATGCGGCAAAGAATATTGTTCACCGTAATCGACCAGCCATCTGAAGGGCGAAACACGATCCAATCGTCAACATTTGCCTCGTTATTGGCAAACCATGAGTTTGTTTCGTCAACAAACGCCTGCGGTCCCATCTTTACGATCAACCCAACCTTGGATTGATAGCGATCTTCATCTGTTGTCTGATCGGAAAGATAAATTCCGCTCTTTGTCTTCTTGGGTCGAATGTAAACCGCGCACAAAATCTGATTATTGAAGATTTCAATGTGGCTAATGTCACCAATCTCATCCCTTAATTTCTTTTTAGGTTCGACTTCGTGTTCCATCTTCATAAATGGCATTGTATTCCCCTTGTTAAGATTGCTTTTGGACTTCATCAAACGCTTCTTCGATCAATTCTATGGACCGACGAAGACCAGCAACCCGCCCAACTAGCTGCCGATATTGTGCAAAGTCAGTTTCTCCAGAAGGCGCAAGGACTGTCTCAGTCAATCTTGCAATCTCTTCTTCAACCAACTTCTTAAACTCACGCTCTAACACGCTGTTAAATGTCAACATTTTTCACCTTTCCCCTCAGGTGGTGTCCCTCTCAAGAATTTACTAGGGTGGCAAAGGTGAGAGGCCCATTGCCACCCTAGATTTAGTCGGACGAGCACCGAACCATCCGGCCAAATGCTTAATTCAGAGCGTTCTTTCCGTATTTTTCGACTTTCTCAAGCCGACCTTCACCGGAACCGGCGCCATATTTCATGCTCAAAGAAGCGCGACCGCCTGTCTTACGGCCCAAAGGAGGCATACCGGGAGGACCGCCAGCACCCATCGGGGGCATACCGGGAGGAACGCCGGCGCCCATAGGCGGCATACCTCCAGGAGGCATCATTGGAGGTGTGGGAGGAAGACCGGCAGGAGGCGGTGACGGAGGCATTGTCGGCCCACCCATTTTATCGGCAGGATCACTACGGCCAATATTAATGTGAATATCGGTCTTGCCCTTACCCATTTTTGTACGACCGCCAGTCTTGCGGTTCATACGCATGGGCTTTCCGCCATCTTTCTTGCCAGTGCGAGCTTCCGGCTTAACCATCTTTTTGATGAGTGCTTTGTCTTCGGCCACATCATCATGCTTCATGGCTTTTCCGCCCTTTTTCATGGGCGAAAACTTGCCGCGCATACCGCCTGGGGCAACATTCAAAGCTGTCTGTGGAACAGGATTAAGCGCACCGGCTGTGCCTGGGCCAGAAGACAGAATGTTGCTGGCAGCAATCACTCGCGGATCGGCGCCGCCCATAGGACCGCCATCCATTTTCTTGGTGCGGCCACCGGCTTTTTTGTTTGTCCGGCCACCACGCTTTTGGCCAGTTACTTTGTAATCTCTTTTGGCTTGCTCGTCTCTTTCGTCAGCCCAGCTTTTAGCTGCGGTTTGCTCTGCAATATCTTTCATGCGAGTAGCCATTGCAGGTGTTACGTCTTCATTTGAAGAAGACTTAGGGCCTGTCATTGTTTCAAATTCTTTTTGAGTCGTCCTTGGATGCACTCCAGATAAAGCCTTCTGAGCGTTGCGAGCAGCACGCATTTCAGCCGGCATCTCAGGAGGAAGAGGAACAGCGCCTTTTGTGGCGTATTTAGCACGGCCACCTTTCTTCAACCCGCCAACGTGCTTGATGCCTTCACGCTCTTCGTTTGCGTTTTTGACATTGCGGTTAACCTTTGCCTTCACCCATTCCTGGACTTCAGCACGGCCACCGGACTTGCGCTGCATACGATCAGCACGAGCCTTGGCAGCAGCTCCAGAAACCTTGCCACCCTTCTTGAAAGCGCGAGGACTAAGAGGACGCATACCTGTCTGAACGTCGGCATTAAGAGGTGTGCCTTGAACAAAATCAGACGCATCAACTCTTTGGCCTTTTGAGGCGCTAGCAAGGCGCATTGCCTTGTCTTTCATAGCCGATCTGGCTTTTTTGGACATATCACTCATTCTGTTTCTCCTAGGATTTCGGGGCGTCCCCCGTTCCGTCTGAATACAAGGCCAGACGGTTTAAGCCTTTTTGGAACTCGACTTAGCAGCGCTATTTACACTAGAGCCGCTCCCCTTCTTTTCTGGCCAAACAATGACCGGAACTTTTTTAATACCAAGAGCTTTGGCAGCATGAGCTCTGTGCCTACCATCCTGACCCCCAGCCGGAAAGATAGCTAAAGGATTCAAGTGCTTTCCCTTTTCCATCTTTCGTTTAAACTTTTTGATTGTCTTCTTTGCGTCGCCATTCATATCAACAGATTGAGTGCGCTCTAAAAACTCATCAGGCGACATATGAACCAGTTTTCCATTGCTGTTTTTATATTTCTGATGCTTTGTCCATTTGTCGTGATCGCGCAAAGGATACTGGCCAACCTTGCCGCCAGACGCAAACATATTGCGGTTTTGTTTATTTTGTAAGCTCTCTAGCTTTTCAGAAGTTTCATCTTCTTGCTCAGGCGTCATGGTTTGCTTTTGCAGAATTTCATTTGTGCGATCAGCCCATGATTTACGTTTTTCCGGAACAGTCGGAACATTGCCGCCAGTCATATACTTGCCGGCAACATTCAAAGCCTTTTTAATTCGACCACCGCGCTTAAATGACCACGGGGAAGAAGTATCAAATGCGTTGTAGCTGTAGTCCGTCAGGCTTGGCGTATATGTATTTTGGACAGGATTGCTGTAATCAACATTCGTGTACATGTTGGTGAAGTCACCAACGCCCGTGTTTTGCAGCGGGTTAAGGTAATTGAAATCTATCGCCGCGTTTTGGACAATGCCCGTATCAAAGTTCTGCGCTTGATTTACTGCCGCCTGTTGCGCGGCGTTGATGGCGTCCTGTTGCGCTTGAAAGTCGTTTGTTGTGTTAAGACCGGCTTGTTGAATGCCGGTGACGCCAGTGTTTTCGGCGGCGGCAAGTTGATTTTCTTTACTCAAAACGTCTTGAGCATAATCTTTCGTATAAGGATTGTACGTATAGATTCCATTTTTTTCAGCCAACAACCCAGCCAGTTTATCGGCAACATCAGGATTATCATAAGCATCATAAAACTTGTTGTACTGATATTTCGTATCAGTTCCGCCGGGAACAGTTGCATTTTCAAATCCCGTGCCTGGTGACGGTTTACCGTTTTGGAACCCCCGCCAGTCTGTTTGAGTCGTAAGGACTTTGTTCTGCCCTTCAGTCAAATAATCATTCAGCGCTTGCTGGGCTGTCTGGTAAGCCTTTTGTTTTGTTGGATCATTGCTTGTCATCAAGTCATTGATAACGTCCGTTTGTGTAATGCCGGCCATTTGCTTAGGAGTAATCAAGTCTGAAAGTGTACTTTTACCATAAGCACCAGATGCCAGCCTATTACCAGTCGCTTCATAAACCCCGCGATATTGGTCATAAGAATTTACGCCAGCCTCGCCAAGAGCGACTCTGAGCATTTTGTCATAGTCTGATTGTGTCGGAGTATAGCCAAACCAAGTCTTCCATTGCGGGCCTTGGTCAGCAGTCTGTTGCACTTGTTGTGCCTGTTGTGCTGTCTGATCCAATTGAGCAACTTGAACAGGAGCAGCATTTTGCTGCTCAACACTACCAGCAGCCTCACCCCCCTCATCAAATCCTTTACGAGACTTAACGGCGCCACCAGCTTTTCTTGGTGTCGATCCACTCAACCGATTAAGTGTCTGATTGTAAGCAAGAGCTGCCTTCTTCGGATTGTCGGCAACACCATGCCAGACAGAACCAAGAGCTTCGACAATCTTTGGCGTAAACCCATATTTCCGCAAATCTTTATAAAGATCGCCGCCGGTCGTAGTTTCATAAACACCCTGAGCATAATAAAGAGCAGCTTTATCTTGTGTCTCAGGAGTAAAATCTTTCCGGTATTCTTCCGGCAACGACGACCATGTTGAATAGGTAAACTGATAACGCCCAGCAGCGCTGGACTTCTGGCCTGTAGATGTCGGCTCATAAATACGCGGATGCTGGCCATAACCTTCAAACGTAGCGCCGCCACCAGGCGTGTACCGAATATTATAAGCACCAGAACTCTCAGGAGCCGCCAAAGCGTTCAACAAAGCCGCCTGATAAGGATCAACACCCTTCAATGCCGGCATACCGTAAACATCTCTCGGTGTAGAAGCGGCAGAAGAAGGCGCCGTTGTGTCAGATGTTACAGACGACGTTGCGTCAGATCCTTTTGTTCGCGGCGTCGCCCCCTCGCTTCTAGCCAGATCCAAAGCCCGTTGGGCAGCATCTGCACGAAAGAAATCAGCAGCAAGATCGGGATTGCCCCAATTAACTTTGCCGTTTTCAACAAGTTTACCCCCCTCTGATTGGTAAACATCCCCACCATCGGCAAAAACCTTACGAGCAAGTTTCAAAGCCATAGAAGCAGGTTTCTTCATGTCAATTACTCTTCGTTGTTAGGCAACGGATCTTCATTTGCCTCAAGTCTTTGGATCATACCAGGATCAACAATCTGATTCACAACAGACAACCCAGCCGGATTCTTTGCCATATCCTCAGCCAACTTGATTGCGGCAAGTCTTTCTCTCGACTCACGATCACGCTTACGATTCACGGCATCCAGCAAAGAGTCCTGTTGTTTGGCTTGCAGCTCTTGAGCCCGCAAAGCCAAATCATCCTGCTTCATCTGTCCGGCAAGACCGCCATTCTGTTCTCTCGAAGCCTTGGCAGCATCCAAGTGCATCTTTGCCTGATCATTCGCCAACCGCGCCTGATCATTCATCATCTTGGCATCAGCAATCTTGTTCTTGATATCCAATTCCTGTTTCTTCAAAGCAAGTTCGGCAACCTTCGCAGGGTCAAGACCACCCTGCCCGCCCTGCCCTTCTTGCTGTGCCTTGGCAACATCAAGCTGCACACGAGCCAATTCAGCTTGCGCTTGAGCATGTGTAAGGTTTGTTTTGGCCTCAACAGACTGTTTCTGAAGATCCAACTGGGCCATCGCCTGCAACATTTCGGGCGAAGGCTTATTGCGCTGGCCTTCCGGCAACATAAACTGCTCTGGATTGCTCCAACCAACTTCACGCAATGCTTCAAGATCAATCGCATCCTGATTGAAATTAGGATTACCTTGCGTAATCTGTTTCAACGCAGCCAGCTTCATCATACGCTGGCCATGAGACGCAGTATTAGGATCAGCCTGCGGAATGATATTGCAATCATCCAAAGCCTTCATAAACGTCTCTTCATCCCAAGGCAAAGCCGGCTTGCGGTTTCTCTGCCAGAAACTCTCAGGATGTTCACGGAAACATTTTGCAATCAGCTGGAACTCTTCCGCCTGTGAAGCGTGCATCCGCTTATGAACAGCATTCAGAACTTTTGTCGCTTGCTCGATCATAGCAAGCGTCGTTCCGACAGGCGCTTCAGACTTGCCTTCACCAACCTGCATTTCGCTAGTGCCGCCAATCCGCATACCCGTCTGTGCCATATTCTCGACAAGAGCCATCAACGCTTGTGACGGTTCTTTATATGGCAACGGCATTATCGCTTGGTTAAGAGGTAAACCCGAAGTCTTAACCAACGCGCCTCCGCCAGGAGGAACACGAAAGATATTTGTATTCTGGCGAGCACCAGTATCCGCCATAAGGAACCCAGGGAAGTTGGCATACATCCCCGCATCCAATAACTCACGCCACGCAGCCGTGATAGCATTTGTCGTGTTCCCCAAAATATGCAGCAACCCAATATCGTAAAACCCAATCCCCGGCACAAACGTATACTTAACAAAGTTTGTACGTGCTTCCGGCAAATCAGACGTATCTTCATCGTAATTGCGAACAATCGACAAAACTTCTCTCGAAGAAACATCAATTGTCACACGATACGGAATCTCAAGACCGCTCACCTTACCCTTATACTTGTGCTCAAAGCCAGGCAGATCCAGCTCACAATAGCACTCGTAAATCTCACGATCACGATCTTCGGGATTCAACGACTCAGGCTTGATGCCCTGCATCGAATTTTTTTCACGCTGAACAGCATCCAATTGCGTATTAGGCGCCATCGTCAAATTAACATCACGATACACGCCAAGAATTTGCAACCGCTTCAACGTGCTTGGACGCATAAACGTCCTATTCGTCACACGCTTGGCATTACGCAAATCAGTCGCAGCATTGTTCACAATCAGATCATCAGCATCAACAGACTCACTCACCGGCCTGCCACGCAACGGACAAAAATAAATCTTCTTGAACGCGCTGCCGCCAAATCCCAACATCAACAACATTCTATCCGTATCAGGATAATACTCTGATGCCGTTGTCGTCAGATAATGGTTCAAATCTTTCTCAAGAGCATTGGCAAGCTCATCTTGCTGAATTGTCGAACCGTTTGAATCAATCCTCGTTTTCACAGGACCGTCAGTCGGCAACAACTCACTACGCGCATTGGCTTGAAACCGCAGCACCGCCTCAAGAAGCAACGGATGGCGCACCTTGCTCATCCCCTCTACAGGTGCGCCATCACTCGCCCCCTGCAATCCGGGAATTTCGATCTTCAGCCCAAGCAGCTTCAAGCCCTGAGCGCGTTCTTCAATCCAGTCTTTCCGGCTTTCAAGATCATCCCGAATTCCGCGCAATAATTCATCGGCAATGCTGTAAAGCGTTCCAGAATCAATATCGTCAACCAGATTATCAAACCAGCCACCACGCGGCTGGTCCTCACGATCCTGCAAAGATCTGCCGTCAATGCTAATGCTGATCGAGCCATCCCCGTGCTCAATCTCAAGAACATTACCATCGTCATCGGCATTAGCCTTATCGGCGCCGTCAACAATCTCAATCTCAACATCTTCATCAGAAGAAGCCGGAGCCTCAACACCAGGAAGACGCAGATTCGGCATCAGGCCCGCAACAGGCATAGGCTATCCCTTCTTAGAAAGCAAAGTCTCGATTTCTTCGACAAAAAGCCGAAGCCCCTCTTGCGCCGCAAGCGTATCAGACTTGCCGACAATCGTATAGGTCCGACTATAGTCATGGGGCTCCATCCCCCATACCTCCACCCTATACTGCCTCAGCCCACTTACTGACGGCAACTTCAGCTCATCAACAATGGCATTCGCCAAAACACGATCAACCAACCCAGCCTCCCTCAAACAGGATACAGCGGAGGAGGGGCAGACCCCTGATACGCCCTTGAATCCTCAAGCTCACGCATACGCTCGGAGCTTCGCATCAGCAAGCCGGAATCCCGCAAATTCCTGATCGCCATGCTCACCGTATCCACCAAGTCGTCATGCTTCCCTTTTGGAAACGTAGCCACCTGATTTATAACCATATCCGCCCAAGACCGATCCGGCGCAAACACCATGCCTTCAGCAAAAATATGCTCCACGGAATACAACCGTGCCAGTTTGTCCAAGGCCCTAGGGTCATACAACTCCACCCCGAACCCCTCCCCCGCATACAGCCGCCGGAGCTCCTGTGCCACACTATGCCCCGCCGCTTTGTTCTCAATCAGCAACTTGTCAACCTGCATCTCACGACAACTACGCACAGTCTTCAGCACCAGCTCGTGCAGGGGTAGCCGCTCCTGCCATGCCGCCATCAGCATCACCTTCGGGATCGCATCAAGGCTGGAACGGAATTGCGCCGGCGTATCGTGAACAATCTCTTTGCCGTATCTGTTAACGTGCCGTGTCGTCATCGTGTCAGCATTGCCAGAAAACACGCCCCACACCGTCAGCGCCGAAAAGTCGTTCTCTTGCTTCATCGTGTAAGCAGTATCAAGCGCCGCAATCACAAAATCCATCGGCGGGTAATGGTCATCCGCCCATAGCTGCCACCAGTCAGTCTTGATAATCCCGCCGCCGGCTGTCTGGGGTAGCTGTTGCAGCTGGCCGCTGGCCGCCGTCGGGCCTAGGGTCTTCTCAAGCAGGACAACCTGCTCCTCCCCGAACCTCTCCGGCCACAGGAGCTCCCCCGCCTCACTACGGGGGTCTTCCCACACCAGATCCTCGTCATTGCCCTCCGCCCCAGCGGGAACCAGCACCGTGTGAAAGCTCCGGCTGGGGTCATACCGCATCGGCAAGCACAAGTGAGTCCAAGAGCCAATCTGTCGTTCGAGCACATGGCCGGAGATGTCCTGCTCAGATAGGCGCTGGGCTACGACAATCCGGCACCCCTTGCCTGGGCGGCTGTTATTGAGTCGGTTGTACCAAGCCGTATCCCACCATTCGATAGTGGATTGGATTATGGCTTCGGAGTTCGCTTCGGCGCTGTTGTTCAGGTCATCCCCTATCAGGTACGA